TGAAAATAATAAAATCTAGATGCGGTAAAGACATCCTTATAGATGATGAGTACTATGATGAGTTTTCTAAAATTCGATGGTTTATTAATTCGAATGGATATGCTGTGCGCAACATAGATACTAAGCAAAAGTATATGCACCGTATTATAATGGGAGAGCCGCAGGTTTTAATTGTGGATCATAAAAACCGGAACAAATTAGATAATCGGAAATCTAATCTTAGGTTGGCGACAAGGCAACAGAACCAAGCAAATAGGAATAAGACCAGGAAGCCAAGCACATCTAAGTATATCGGGGTCTGTTTCAATAAGGTTAACAAAAAATGGAATGCATTTATTCACTCTAAATATATGCATAAATCACTCGGGACATTCAGATGTGAGACAAGAGCCGCTATTGCCTATGACAATGCAGCCAAAATATATCATGGTGAGTTTGCTAACCTTAATTTTCCTCCGAAATGAATATGTATATTGATTTCTTCGCGTCATTATTGATTGCGGTCACCTTTATTCATGGATTTGCCTTCACGTTTAATGAAGGTGAAATTTTCGGGGCTATTGGAAAGTGGATGTATGAAAAATTCCCTGATTATGTGAATAAGCCTTTATGGCTATGCGAATTTTGTATGTCCTCAGTTCATGGAACTTGGGTCTTTATAGTCTTTCTGTGGGGGTATCCCTTGTATCTGTGGGTGCTTTTTTGTTTTTGTCTGTGTGGTGTGACGGCTATAATTAATAAATGAAATTAGCGTCCATCATAATCGTCTGGGACGATTGGGAATTACTTCACCACGCCGCCCACCAAATGAGAAAGTTAGTGGATCAGGTCATAGTGATCTACTCTCACCAGTCAAATACCGGGGAAGTTTCGGTACCGCCCTCCGGAGCAGTACCCGGTTTTGCACTGGCTTATAGATTTGAGCCTGATCTTAACAAAAGGCCAGCGGATAATGAACGTGCCAAGCGCAATTTTGGGATAGATAAAGCTCGAGAACTAGGATTCACCCATTTCATTCTGTCCGATTCCGATGAGTTCTACGACCCCGAAATGTTCCACGTGGAACAGCAAAGGTTCCACAACGACCCCACATTGGAAGGATTAGTTTGTGCCTCAAAAGTTTATTTTAGGTACCCGACCTTAACCATTGGGCTAGATACCACGCTCGTTCCCTTCATCCACAAACTGACCCCAGACATCAAGCACGTATACAATAGGCGTTACCCCTTCGCTTGGGAGGGAGGAAGCATCCGAATCGACCCGACCCGGCAATTAAATATTACCAGCGGTGTAAAATGGTCACCAATTGTCATGGATCACTATTCATGGGTACGGGTGGACTACCAGAAGAAGATTCGCAATTCAACAGCTAGGGCCAATATAGAGCGATCCACCATCTTGAAGGATTTATTGCAAGCAAAACCAGGGTATTTCTGTGAATTTTATGGTAAGGTTTTGAACACGGTTTCAAACCGATACAATTTACCGACATACGATGTCCTGGCACTTCAAAATATTCAACCTATTTCGGCAGCCGGCTCCCCGAAATGCGGAAACTAACGAGAATTACCTACCCTATGAGCTAAATAGATCAGGGAAAGACAATTTTCCGCTCATGTGGGCAGAGGCTATTGACAATTCCCCATCCGCTACATCCTGCCTTTCCACTGTACAAGACTTCGTAGAAGGCTTTGGGTTCTCTGATCCATCGCTCGAAAAGAAGATTATAAACTCCAAGGGGGATACTTTTTTCCAATTCCACCAAAAAGTTACGAAGGACTGGACCCGGTTCAAGGGCGTATATGTGCATGTTATGTACAATACCTTGGGAGAAATAACTGAAATCGATGTTTTGCCTTTCCAAAACTGCCGATTAGGGAAGCCGGATAGCAACGGATACATTTCTAAGATACATTATAACCCATTTTTCGGCACATCCGACTACAAAGGTTATGATAAAAAGATGACCACGGTATACGATGTATACAACCCTAATGCGGTACGCTCCCAAATAGCCAATCAAAAGGATAAATACCGAGGACAGGTACTTTTTGTTGGTTTAACTAGTCCATTAAGCCCATACTATCCAATAAACGAGGCCTATTCCGCTGTCAAGTGGATGAAAATAGAGTCCGGCGTATCCGATTACCATGAAGACAACCTAAATAACGGGTTCCTACAGCCGTTTATGTTGATCATGCGAGGAAATCCGAACGAGCCATCCACAAACCCCGACTACGCAAACCACAATGGGGATAATAAACCTGCTACGATTGCCCAGGAATTTGATGACGTGATAGCCAGCAATTTCATGGGGGCGAAGCGTGTTGGTAATATGTTGGTACAATGGGTATCCCAAGGAGAAGAAAAACCGGAACCAATCGCCCTACCTGCCAATAATAACGGTGATTTGTTTATGACCCTAGATCAGCAGGCGATCAAAAAGATCACTATAGGCTGGAAAGTGCCCGCTATTCTAGCGAATATTAATGAAGGGGTATCCCTCGGTGGTGATGGTAACGCAGTCCGGGTAGCTGTAAAACTCATGCAGCAGCGTGTTAAGAAGGATCAGCGTGTAGAGACAGACCTTTACAGTAAGTTGTTAAGCAAGTTCGAAACCCCATACGTACAGGATATTACAATCGTTCCTTACAATCCATACCCTGAAATGGAAGTATTGGATGATAAGATATGGGAGGCTATGACAACCGAAGAGCAGAGACAATGGATTAATGATAATACGGAGATTGAACTCATAGAGTCCACTACCGAACCTGCAGTTGTGGACCCCAGCCAAGATCCACAGCCAGTAGCAAGGATCACAAACAGAATCCCGGTTAGCTTCCCTGAGAAAGTACGCAATACTGCTAAGAAGGCTCTAGAGTTTCAGGATAAGATGAGTTTGAAATGCAGCAGTAAGGCAGGCCGGGAGATGGCCCAGCGTATTGTTGATAACCAATCAATGGGGGTAAGGGAGCTAAAACGTATCCATTCTTACCTTAAAAAGAACGATAAATTTTCTAATAGCCCTTTTAGTGAAGGCTGCAACGCGGTTTTATACCAAGCATGGGGTGGGGCCGAAATGTTTAGCTTTTTAGAATCAAAACTTAAAGAAATTGACGGATGGCTAAACTAAACAAACTGATCACTTACGCATATCTCCGGGAAGAATGCGACATAGACACCAACATTGACGATAAAGAGTTGGAGCATAAGATTTATCGCGCTCAGGAGATGCTAAGAATGCTGATGGGAGATGAATTTTATCAGGATTTCCTGACGAATTACAAAAACAACACGCTTTCAGCCGCCTACACGTCATTGTACCCATACATTAAACAGTTTGTAGCTTGGGCAGCGCACGAAAATTGGATTATCAAGGCAAATTTTAAGATTACCAGGTCCGGAATCCGAGTGCATGAGGAAGAAAACAGCGTAGCGGCAAGCGATATTCAAATGTCCAATCTGATAAAAGACGCCAAGTATCAGACACAGTACTATAAAAATCTAATGATCGGATATTTGGACGGCAATAGTTCAAATTATCCTTTGTATTCTGCCTATTGTCAGGAGGGGACCACAGGGAATAGTTTTCACATCAGCGCAGTAAAGAATAAACATGGTGATTCGTGTGGTTGTACACGATGCCGCTGTCATTAAAATTAAAATATGGACAATACACATCTATTTGAGGGACTAGAATATCCGCTAACATTGTACAATACTCAACCTATAATTGATCTAGGGTTTCAGTTTGTATACGATGACTGCGGGACGGAAACGGCATTTACTTTTCCTGGGTACGCAGCCTCCTACATGAGAATATATAACGAAAGACTAGGGCGAGAGATTAAAGAATATTCGTTAACCAGGTCCAGCAATATTTTGATTTTAAACACTCAGGATACAGACTTTGACGATGCTGGGGATTATTTCTATGAAGTTCTGTATGTAGATTCTGGGGGTTATGAGTATGTTTTACGGTACGGAAAATTAACGGTGATATGATTTTAAAGTCTTATATACAATATCGTGTTTCTTCAAGCGTCGATCCTGTGGACTCTACGGTTCATGTGGATAATGTTACTATTTCAGGTGATGGATCTGAGTCAAGTCCACTGCAAATAAAAACGGGTTACTTAGGTACAGCAGCTTTAGAAGATACTAGTGCCTTTGATGCTGCGGGGGCCGCCGACGCCGCTCAATCAGCAGCCAATAGTTATACCGATTCAGGGTTATCAGAGAAACAAAACACCTTAGTAAGCGGTACTAATATTAAGACCATCAATGGAACATCAGTTTTAGGATCTGGGGATTTAGAAATAGATGGATCGAAGGTTATTCAATTTGCAGCTTCTGACGAAACCACGCCATTAACCACAGGGACGGGAAAGATTACGTTTAGGATGCCTTATGCGATGACCCTAACAGCCGTAAGAATTTCGCTTACAACTGCACAGACTTCAGGAAGCATTTTAACTGTCGACATAAATGTAAACGGATCATCGATATTATCTACAAAACTTACTATCGACAACGGAGAAAAAACATCGGTAACGGCGGCCATACAGGCAGTAATATCTAATGCCAACATCTCGGACGATGCAGAGGTTTCTTTGGATATAGATGGCCTAGGCGACGGAACAGCAGCAGGTTTAAAAGGAGCATTGATTGGCGAATGATTATAAATCCATACATATTTGAGCAAGTTCCCGAGCCATTGAGCCATGAGGCTATCCTTGCGGAATTTGTAAAGCACAATGGTACTGTGCAAGACATTTCGGGCGAAGATGGAAGTAGAAACCCACGAAATCTTTTCGCGGTTAATACCGATCCGGCGTCTCATACCGTCACCTATCCAAAGGGAACAGGTGGACAAGATTTAGGCTTCGGGGCATCGTCTACCTTCACGATCTGTATCCGCTTTAAAAGCGCCCTTTCTGGCGCTGAGAATGTTATATTCTCAAACGAAGACTGGGCAGCATCCTACAAAGGTATTCGGCTCGATCATTCGTCCTCAGGCTCATTGCGAGTTGAGTTCTTCACAGCGCTAAGCGTGACTTCTCTTCGTGGCCGTGTTGGTACCTATCGGGATGTGAACGGTGATGCGGTCGTGACGACAAACCAGAACAGTCTAAACAATGGTTCATGGCATTTCATAGCTATAACTTTCAATGGTACGCATGCACAGAGCGCGTTAAGGATGTATGTCGATAAGACGTTATCCGATTCAAGCAACAACATTGTCAACACTACAGGTGATATAGTTTCTCTGAGAGATTGGAAGGCCGGAGGTAGACCAAATGCCGCCAGTGAAACCAACAACATGACGTTTGCAGAAATCATTTTCTATAACGTCGTTAAAACTCATCAGGAGCTTATTGAAATCGAGGACGGTAAAATAGACACCACAGGATTACTACGTTACTACAAACACGAAGAAGAGGCCGGAGCAACAATTTACAACCACTATGTAACGGATTATGGTAACCCCTATCACGGGACGATTACCGGCGCAAGCCCTGCAACCTTGCGCGTTTCAATGGGAAGCGGAAGCAAGACAAGATCCTTTGCAAACAAGTACGGGTTTACATTGTCAGGTTCAACCGTTATACCTGTTAATCTTGCGGACACGACAAAGGATGTAGCCAACGCTACTCCCACATATTCCGGTAAAGTGAAATACCCCGTTAGCGACATTGTAATGTCTCCCCTTTCGTTCAAGCCAAATCCTAACGGGTACGATGAGCTTAACGAACTTGGACTCACTTCAAGCACAACCATAACAGATGCGAGTACGGTATTTCTTAATACAGAAAACCATAATCCGCTATTCAAAGATAGAGTAAATAAAAAGTTCCTTGCCTTCTATCGGCCACTGAGATTGTTCACAGGAACAGCAGCAACGGGAGCGTATAATGCGGCCCTCAGTGAAATGGCCTCTGTGTTGACGCATCTCGATATTCGAACATACTTGATAGTTCAGTCTGGTCAAAGCAACGCAGTAGGAACTAACACCTTAACCGAAGGCGATTTTGTAAACTCTGCCTACAGGAACAAACTTAGCTACGGATTTATTGCGAATAATGCTGACGGGATTGCGACCCAGGTAATAACTAAGTTCAATCTTTACGACGCTGACGCCCTACCTACAGCTGTCAGTGGTCGCGGTTCATTGATTGGTCCCGATGCCTCGATGATGGGTGATATTGTGGCAGCGGATAAAACAGTATTTCTTTTCAAATATGCTGTCGGTTCGACTTCACTACTTCCATCTGTTCTAAACTACTGGCACCCGACGGATAACAGCGGTGCTGGGACAATGCTTTATCCTTTTTTAAGGGATGGTATTTTAGCCGCAATTGCCTTTCTAAATGCCAGGGGCCGAACAAACATTGAAGTCATATTCATGTGGGATCAAGGCGAGGCAAATAGAAGTTCTGCACAGGGCGTTTATCAAGCTGCTCTTGAAGCATTGGACACAGCTTTAAAGGCTGACATACCAGAATACAACGGAAGGTTTGTTTTGCGCCGTGGTCACATAGATTACTTCGGATTAGTCGGAGGAACTTCCAATGGAGTTCGATTAGCACAAGACGCTTTCGCAGCCGCCGATCCTGGGCTAAGAATAAGTTATAACTCCGACGATTGTGCTTCGTGGGATACTGACGATGTGCATTTAACTATACCCGGCCAGGAGCTATCGGGACAAAGAGCCGCAGCAGCAATATTGACACTTATGAATTAAAAAGAATATGAAACGATTCATCACACTAATACTTACCCTTCTCATCTGCTTTGCCTCACTGGCACAGATGATCCGTACCGAAAAGGTATATAAGGACATGCGATATCTGGAATTTATGCCTAAGAAATGGAACGGGCATGTAATTCTATTCCTTCACGGCCTTGGAGAAAGAGGATCAGATATTACCCTCATTGAAAAACTTCCTATTCCTAAACTCTTTAAGAGCGGATTCGAAACGGAATATATCGTTATCGCTCCGCAATTACCGACCAGTATCGGGAGTTGGGGTAGGAACCAAATTGCCATATTAAAAGAAGTTGTAGACTCTTACCGAGGCGTCCCGCACATCACCGGATTATCACTCGGAGGTATCGGCACATTATCCGCACTTCGATATTACCCTGGTTACTGGAAAACAGCGGGGGTAGTTTGTGGGAAAGCTGATGCAACGGCGGACCTGTCCTATATTGTGCCCACACGATTACGCGCCTGGCATGGTACGGCAGACAAGACGGTAACTATATCTTCCATTCGGCAGATCGTCCCAAAGGTGAACGAACTAGGAGGGAAAGCCGACCTTATAGAATATTTCAACGTCACCCATAACGCATGGGATCGGGCATACTCTACGACTGATCCGGAGTCTTACTGGGCATGGATGGACCAGGTTAGCGGGGCTAAGCTTCCGGACATGGTAGTAACTCAGTACGTGCTGAATAACATTCTTTACTTCATCACAGAAAGCGGGAAGCGGTATCAATTTCCAGTGCAACAAAATTAAAATAATATGGAAAGATTCTTTAAAATAGTCGGTGATCGAATAATGAAGCACTGGCTAACAACATTAAAGGGTATCGTATACGCTGTAATCCTCTTTATGTACTACGAAGGTAAGATAACCACACAAGATTGGATTTTGGCCACAGGATCGATACTTGTGATTAATTCTATCTTCATCCAGAAGGATCCAGGCAAGACCGCAAACAAAGTGGACGACCCCACTATACCTTAATAATCAGGGGAACCTTACTATTGTAAGTTGTAGCGAATAGCCGTATCTTAACCGTGGGAGTTTAATAGTAAATTTAACTGTTAAAACTTATGGTTGTGTTTATCGGATTCCTAATTTTTATTGCGGTTATACTCACCCGGCTTACTTACAAAGTAAACTCCCAGGCGCACAAAATTCAACGCATAAACCTTGAAAAAGAGGAACTTATAATTGAAATTGCATTGCTTAAAGCAAAACTAAATGGCCAAGAAATCGAAACAACCGAAGGACAAGCCGAAAAAGCCGTACGTGTCTACTCAGACTGAGGAAAACCCTAAGCCGCCGCCAAAGCCACCAGGTCCGTGAGTGCTAGAAATGCAATGGTTTTGATATTTGCTGCGCTTCTTATACGTGAGGCGTGGCTTTTATTACGTTTATTCCTTCCTAATTCTGAAGCAGAGATACAACCCTTCCTTTATTCCACGATTTCTATATCGTGGGAATCTTACCTTTACTTTGCTTGCTTCTATGTGTCCATGATGTTGATTGCATGGGCCTTTCTATGCGTTATACCGGAATATCATACTATCTTGACGGTATGGTTTTTTTTACAAGGGATTGAACTCTTCGACTACTTCCTTACATACAATACTCCCTGGTTTTATATTGGTATATTAGGGGTAAGTATTACGCTTATTAAGTTCATTATTCTTGGATTCTTAATACTAAACGAATGGACCAAACGGTAACCATACCATACTACGTAATTGCGGTGGTAATCTTTGTGATTTTTCCTTGGATCATATTTCTACATAAAAAATATACCGAAAACTCTGAAGCCATTGCAGTTATGGAGAGCAACCTACAAAACATCAAAGACGACATCCATGAACTTTCAGAGCGCATGGAGCTAAGGATAGAAAAATTAGAATCCAAGATTGATAAAATTTATAACTTGCTATACGAGCAACGAGGACGGCGTAATAATTAGCGAGATATGCACATAGAACTTAAACGTTGGTATCGACCACTAGCAACCTACGGGAATGGATACGTCATAAACGACTTAAATAAGTCCATTTTTGAGTTTAAGACACTGGAATTGCCTTGGAAAGATAACCGTCGCGGCGTGTCTTGTATTCCTGAGGGCGAATATGATGTTGTGAAGGACGGGCCGACAGTCCATCGGCCATACATATACTTTCGAGTGTTGAATGTTCCTGGTAGGTCCGGCATTCTATGGCACCCGGGAACTTATACTTCCCATATAAAAGGGTGTATCTTACCAGGTGAACGGCTTTTACATATCGATGAGGACGGCGTATTGGATGTTGCGAACACCAAGATAACCCTTAAAAAGCTGGTGGACCTTCTGCCGGACAAGTTCAAATTAAGAATCACCAAAGGAGGGGATTAAAAAAATCTATGAAGTATCCCATTTTGGTTTTATTTATCATGCTTATGTCTGGATGCTCTGCCAGATGGCATTTAAAGCGCGCCCAGCATCACATTAATAAGGCTGAACAAAAGGGGGCTTCTATCGATTCGGATACTGTATTCATCGAAAAAGAGGTATTTGTGCCTGAAATTAAAACAGATACCGTTTTCGAGTCACAGCCAGGGGATACCGTGACGATTGAAAAGGAAAAACTCACCATTAAGTATGTTAAACTTCCAGGTGACAAGGTTTACATCGAGGGAAAAGTAAAAAGCGACACGGTAATAGTAAAAGTCCCTCACCAAGTAGTTACAAATATAGAGGCGCCGCCGTGTCCATACCGATGGTGGCATATTTTAGTAGGCTTCCTTATCGGATTGGTCGTCGGAGTACTATTCGGAAAGATATTCCTACGCTAAGTTACGCAGGAGGGTTAGCTTCTATGGGTATATCTGGGTTTGTTGGTTCTGTAGGCTGTTCTGGCGTCTTGGAGGCAATGTCGCGAAGCCTGGTAGATATACCTGAAAGTTGATTTAGAACGTCCTGTTGGTCTGCTTCTGACATTCCGGATCCTATTTGGGAAGAAAGCCGGTCAATATCGGCTGCGATGTTGTTTGTAGCTTCGTTTATTTGGTCGAAAGCGGCCTGAAATTCTTGTTTAGTTGGCATATTATTAAGTTTTTTAAGTACCTCATTCAATAATTTTAGGCTTTGCTGGTCGTAGAATGTAAAATTGATCAGTGCCATAAAGCACACTCACACAAAATTAATGCCCTGCTGATGGCTAAACACCTCGTAGTATTAATACTTTTGTTCCTATAGGGTATATCTCGTTGTCTTTGGGGTGCTTCATTTCTTCAGTGAGGCGTAGTTTTCGTACTTTACAGACATAATTGTATCAATTTCACTATCTGATAATCCTGATTTCCATAAACTCACGTATTCATCAATCATCGGTACTAAACTTACTGGAATCCTCATTACAACAGATTCTTTTTTAACACCATTACCAAATGATCCTACTTTACGACCCGATCCCTCTCGTTTTCCGCCGGGACTTCCGTTTAATCTTGGCTTGAAGTACTTAATCAATCTCTTCTCATAGTGCAATAAATTTGGAATTGAACACGGTATAACCCGATATGAATCGTAATCTATATTATGGGTTGCAAGCCTGTGTTCAACGTTCTTTGACTGGCCAATGTACACCAGTTTTTCAGCTTGGAATAAGAAATATACACCGCTCATTTCTTTTTGTTCTTCTTGATGTGTTCTATAATGAAGTCTTGTAAGTAGTTCTTCACGTCCTTATCCGCGTGGGCAGCCAGGATTTTGAGGTCTTTAACAAGTTCGTCGGGGATGTCTATTAGCTTTCTCATATATAGCAAATATATGAATTATGGCTTAAATTCTGGCTCAATGTAAGTGGTGGTATTCCGATTTAGTTTAGCTGACTCGAAACATGCCTCATACCATTTACTACGCGCGTAAACGTCACACACTTCATTCATAACCGCCTCCATTCCTGTGGTGGTATGAGTCTTTTGTATTTCCTCCCAGCTAGTCCGCATACGGTAGGCTATGTAATCTTTAGCTTCATCGAGTGTCATGATAACAATTCTTTTATTCTTGCAACCTTTTTTCCATCACTCAAGGGTCCGTGAACGACTCCATGTATGTCAATGTTCAGCTGATTCAGATATTTGATTTCGCGTTCGTATGAACCGTTTAAGTGAAGGATAGCCGACTCTGCATATAGAAGTGCTACATCCTTCCATACTTGATCCATTGACACATTGGTTGGGTCAATTTCATACCATGACTTATAGCCATAATCCTTAGCTATTGCTTCTTGTGCTTCTTGTAGTGTCATAAAGTTATTATTCTGTTTCATCATAAGCCTTCTGTAGTCGCTCAAATGCAACCATATTTCCTAGTTCATGTTTAGATTCGAGAATGGCTGTTTTCAGTATTCTGATTTGGTCGTCCTTTAACTTCAAATCATCCTCAAGTTGCTTTATCACTGATTGAGCGTTGCCACTAGGGGCAAACATGCAAACTTCACCGCAGCCGCAGTCCTGTCCTGCCTCATGGCATTTATCTCTCCAGGTTCTCATATCTTTTCAGTTAAATGAAGTGTTTCTCCATGTGTCACAATCATAAATCCTAGGTCCGTAGAAATACGTCCTAAAGCATCGGTTGTATCTATGGTGCGGTCTTCCATAAGTAATGTCTTTGCCTTTTCAAGGTCTACCATTAAAGCAACTAATTTTATCGGATCAACTTTTATCAGTTCATTGAAAAGAAGTTGCCTGTACATGTGATTTGTCATATTCGGGGATTTATTCACAATTAGGGCAAAATAGACCAACATCAAGTTTGGTCCCGCATTTATCACAAATTTTTTTGGGCAGTTTTACCTCCATAATTTTAAATCCGCTACGCTCAAACATCTTAAAAATAGTGTTCGCCTCGTAACCTGTAGGTTGTATGCCCCAACCGGAAAACCATGACTTCACAAACTCAAGCTGGCACATTTCACGGTTATAAGAAACGGAGTCTTCGAACGCCTTTTTTTCAGGGTTTAAGACATAAAAAACGCTTTTCGGTATTTCCATAATTATTGATTGCTTTATGTGATTAGGCCGCCACCTTGTAGATGGCTGACCCGTTATTTCTTCTAGCTATTCTTGTCATGATTCTTTCAAGAAAGTGAGGTGTTACTCCCAGTGCTTTTTTAACACATGAAGATCCATAGAATACTAGCCCGGCACCTTCAATCTCAACAGCATATGTGCCTTTAAGGTTAGTCTTACCACAGCATCCGCAAACTGTTATTTCCTCTGTGTATCCTAAAAAGTTTCTGTTGGTTTTCATAGCCGTATTGTTTAATTGATGAATCAAAGATATACGGTATATACGATATATACAAGGGCTTTGTTAAAAATATTTTAACTATTTCTTAGTTCCTGTATCTGGGATTTTAAACGTTCGTTCTCTTCTTTAAGGGAGGATAGTTCGGATTGAAGTTTCTTAGTCAGTTCCTCCTGTGTTTCCTCTACAGCGGGAGACTCGACGTAGTGCTTATTGTCACGTTGATAGCTTGCCACAAAGGCCAAATCGCTTTCCGATATCTTAGAACAATGATGGAATATATCTGGACATAACTTCCATTTAATGCGCTCCTTTCCATCTCCACACGTTGGACAAATGTCCTTTTCCTCTACAGGGGAAGGCTCTGACGCACATGTTTTACAGACAACTCGACGTTTATGACCATAAAACGATTCTTTACACGAGTAACAAGTGCAGATATAATTCCCGTTCTCATGCTCATAATCCTCTTTCCAATTCTTTGGGGAATCAAAGTTAGGAGGTTGATTTTTTTTAGGCTCTGACTGTTGGGTAACTAGGCGGGCTACTTTCACTCCAACAGGTATTTCGCATCGATTTCTATTTGGCACACAACCAGCGCCGCCACACCATTTTTTACAAATCACTTTGAACTCTGTTGGAGGGATGGTGTAGATGCCGTCTTTCATCTTAACGAACTCTCTTGCGCCATTATATTGAATTACCAATTCTTCAATAGATTCCTGATCTTCGAACTCTACTGCTTGGGCAATAGCTGAGGAAAGGGCTTTCTGGTAACGATGGGGGCAATTATCATCATATCCATCAACCACATCCCGATTAGCACCATTTTCGAACGCTAATGATGCACAGATACATGAATGAGTAGAATGACATTTAACATCATATTTTGGCTCCTCCGGCCATCCTGTAGGACTGTAGAGAAACTTACCGTTGAAGTAGCCGACTTGGGTTATTTTCTTCTTTTCCATAGCTGAGGGGGGGGTATCACTTACACTGATCTCGGTTTGAATGTATCTTTGCGGTATCCGTTCTCGTTCCATCCTTCTTCATTTCTAAAATTCGATTGGTAGAACTTATAGCCAAGATTCACCATCTTATCGCTGTGAATTTCAAGTACAGATATGTACCCTTGATGCTTATTATGTCCACAGCAACTTTCTATCGTCTGTATGCCTTTTGACCATAAGTATAGAATCTCATCAAGGATGCAGTTATCTATACCTGCTGCGCGAACGCTCTTTTCAGAAACGAACCATTCTGGGTAATCAACGACCGTCTGATTGTCGTAAGACTGGACTTCTATGTTAACGCATTTGCACATACTCTTTAGGGGTTGGGGGTTAGAATTTCCAGCTTAGCGTATCCTTTTACGAAGGCATTAATCGTGTCACCTCCATCAGTTACCCAACATCTGTTAAACTGGAATTTTGCCATATGATATCCAGATTCGCAGTAATCAGGGCACTTAACGAGATACCACACCTCAAACTCTGGCTCTACATCATACCAGTCTTGAAATTTCAGATTGTTCATATCGTTTCTGTTTAGTTAGTTTCTATTCTTGGGGAGGGGCACCTAGTGATGCTTTTTTACAGGCTTCAATGTATTTTAGTGTAACTGAAAGACACTCGGCAACATAAAGTGTGCGTTTCTGTTCTTCCGGTTCATTCCACATTAATGATCCTGTATTCTGTAATACATTACGCTCTTCAGCCATCCATTGCTCCAACTGTTCAGCGCTTATCCATTCTGTTTTCATACTCTCTCTTTTTTATAGGGGGGTTGTTCTGTTAAAACTGTATCCGTCTTTCTTTGCTGCTGACGAATGCTCTGTAAATTCCGTGTGATGCTTCCGGCATACGGACATAAAGAAGTTCGTATCCAGTAACCGTTCCCCTTCTCTACCTCGTTGATGGTGAATGTCCACTGCTTTCAGGTTACATTCTTCGACCTCGCAAACAGGATAAAGGGATATATACTCCTTCTTCAGTTTGATGTACTCAGCCATTTCACCGGCGCGTTTCTGGCTTACCTTAGAAATTGGTGTTGATACCTTCATGTTACGAGATTGCCGTTCCGCTTTCCTGGCAGCGGCATTACAGGAGGCGCATATTCCGTTACGCTCCAAGGGTTTAAAGTCTCCGCAGTTGGTACAGGTCATAGTGATAATATTTTCGCTTGCAGGTGCAGTTGAATTATTTCTAAATCCGTTTTCGTGAAATCCGATGGCATATTTACCGATAAGCCATTTGGGCATGATATGATTAATCGGTCTGTTTCTCTCTCTTCAATCGAAACTGATACCGAAATAGAATTTTTGTCAACCTTTGACTGATTTGCCATTGCAATTTTTGAGTCCTTTACTAGAGTAGAGTAACTACCTTTTATTGCTTTCCTCCTTTCCACGGGCATTTGTACACTTATCAATTCCTTGTTGTCGAACTTGCTGAAAAATGACATCACGATTGTTTTTGCCTCCTTCTTTTTCCTGCCAGTAGCGTTTGTTCTTTTCATAGAAATATTTTTTAATCTTTCCTTGTAGTATGGCCTCTTCCTCTTCTTCGGGGGTTAACTGTATGCTGTCGTAAAATGGAAGGCGGCTCATATCTTTTTTTACTTTCTTCTCTTTACTTAAATTGCCGTTCATATTTTTCACGGGCATCATATCGCAGGTGACAAGCTTGACATAGCGCCCTTAGTCGGTCCATTTTAACATCGACATTAGTCTCATCGTGGTCTGTGTGTGAAATAGTAAGAACCACCGTTACTTTCTTTACCTCACCATTTCTGCACTCTCTTTTTGCGTCGTGTTCTGAACTAAACCAGATTGAAGTAAATTTGTATCTACCATTTATTTTCACCCATAACTTAATTCTGTACACAGACTGACCATTACGAAGCCCGCATTCCTCACAGCAATCATTTGCCCTTTTAAGCACAAACGGAACAATTTCAGTTTTCCAGTTAGGAGGGTATCGTTTGTAGTCTATCGGCATTTATTTTTCGTTTTTCTTCTCTTTACTTAGAGGGAAGGCTAAATCTGTTTTTTCTATTTACTCTGGAAGACAGTTAGACTAGTCACTCTTTAAATGCGATCCCAAATTGTATCATTGTCGAACTTTTGATAGAATTGATCGAGGTCGCTTTGGATTCGGTCCATTAATTCCCGGACCACTCGGCCCTTTGAAAACTTATCGTGCTCATAGAAATCGACGCTTGGAAAGTGGACTGTAAAGTAAAAATGTGATCCTACGTGCCCAGTGTTTCCTTCTGGATTGGTCCATCCGCTCAAGGTGGCTCCATTATTTTCCTTAAATCCGTATGTTACATATGCCGGCTTAACTTCTTCCAATGCTTTTTCATCGACGGAATAGTTTTCTTCCCACTCATGGAGCGGCATTACTTCGGTCAATAATTTCTCTTTGAAAAATTTCAATGCTTCTTTTTTAAGTCTGTATCGTTTCATATATCTCCTTTCATAGTTTTCCAAATTCAGCGGCAGCAACCGCAATTTTAGTTTCCAGCATTATGTATAGGTCTTCCCCGACCCATTCCCTTAGCCGTTTGTCAGTCATCAACTCGGGTACTTCGCGTTTGATCTTATCTCGGATGCCTTGAAGGGCTAATGTCTTGTCAAGCGCTACTGTTGCTTTGTCGTAAGTTTCTCTTATCCAGTTCTTCGATGTGTTTTGGCTCGCTTAGACTGTGATTCTTAATCTGTGCGGCCAGGCATTCTTTAGGTGTTTTCATACTCCTTTTTGTTTTAACCATTCACTAAACTCTGGCTTACCTTCCAATATTTTACCTGTGTATAAGTCCGTACATTCACGGGCGTATTCCTGTCTAAGCCTTGCCATTTCAATATGTTCAGGTGGGGAACTTGGAGCGTATATCCCAGTAGGCTTTTGAGGAAGTGACTGCTCCACGGCTTTAACATGGCTTTGCGTCTCCGGTTGTCCAAACTTTGCAAGCTCTTGTTCCCATGCCTTCAGCCATTTTTGACGGTCTTCACCTTCTACTGGCTTCCAATCCGGACCAGGATATTCTTTGACGTGATGAGACTCCTTGAAGAACCTATCCCTTTGTGCATTTAATGACTTATAGACGAACTTTGCATTAAGTCCGATAAAATCCCCGTCTGCGACCACTGCTTGTCTTATAATCGATTTCTGTGCGTCTTTCGGTATCAATGGGAATTGTGCAGATACATTGCAAAGGATCTTTAACAAGTCCTCGATTTCTTTATCGGACTCGGTTTCTGGCAAGGCCATCAGTTTATCGTACTGTTTGATGCCCGTCAGTTTATCCAATTGCTGGAGTAGGTTGTAGAAAAACTCTTTCATAAATCCTTACCTTGATTGTATTCTGCAAATGATTTTTTCTTCCTGGTACCGTTGACTTGCTTTTGATTTGTGCTATACTTTTTGAATGCGTGGTACAGATGATTATCATCCTCGTACATCGCCCCTGGGTTAGACTTAATGAATCCGCTAAAGTCAGTCCACCCTGATTCAATTACTGATTCTAGTTGGGCAGTTGATTGAAAGTATTCCTGTAGACTATAAATTATCTTAATCTTCTGGCCTACATACACAGCCCGGACCGTTACGAACAGGGTGGTTTTTTCACCGAATGTTTCGACTCCTTTTTTATTTAAATCAATTACATCTTTATTTCTATTTACATTTACAGTTTCAGTTTCCGTACGGACTTCCGTACGATTAACTTCTGATGTTTTAGAGAAGTTTGAGATTATATAATTCAAGTCTTCATCTGAAAGTAAAAACCAGTCATACTTATGACGCTTATCCTTAAATTTTTCATGCAACGTTTGTTCATTGATTCGCTCAAACAAATCTGTACTAATCCAAAGAAACGTTGATCCGGGCTTATATTTCTGAACTTCCTTCAACCTTAGTTGTGGATATTTAGAGCTTCCTATCTTAAAAAGATTTTCACTTGGCGACTTAATTATGTACAGGTGAACCATATCACCATTATCAATCTTTAAACTATTACGACGACTTTCTGAAAATTCTGAACGGCGCTTTACTTCACTTTCTAGTCGTTCGTTGTAGAATCTGTTTTCAGAATCTTTTTTAAATTTTTTGAGAACATTTTCAGAAACTTTACAATGGAGTGCTGTTTCAATTTCCTCAAGGGTAAGTCTACCATGCTGGTGCATTAGCGATAGAATGGTTATGTACTGTCCTCTTTGCTCCATACTAAGGACCATAACCCCCATAAGGAAATCAGAACTGTAAAACAAAAATGCCGGGTCCTTAGCCATATATCTTATTAGTTTTCTAAGTCGTGAGCAATCAATAAGTCATTCAAAGCCAATCCAGCCTGCGCGATCTTCGATCTAGTCTTTTCATCGTGTTCGGTGTTCATCCAAGTTTTAAGATCTGAAAGGACAAGTCTAACTTTCTCCAAGTTCCTTTTAGCTTTTCTCGGAATGGTCGCCGCTGATAGTGTACCCATAGGTTCTACTGGTCTACCTACCGATCTGTGTGTTATTAAATATCCCATAGGCGGTTAGTTTTCATTTTAAAAGAACGGGGCAGCTACCGAAGCCTGTGAAAGCCCACAGCCTGAAATGTTTGCTTTTTTGTTTTCAGAGCTGCTCCCGTTGTTATCCTTCTTAGGTCTTGATCTTAGTGAAGTCATAGAGTGAATAGTTTTAATTGGCTCTTATACTGATTGAATCGCTTCTCCTGGTTTTTGAAATGGTGTTCATCGACTTCATATCCAGTGAAATCTAATCCCAAATCATAAGCAGCAATTCGATCTGAGCCACTACCCACATGAGGACTTAGTATTTTCCATCCTGGTTGTGCATACTTCTGGAATTGCCATCGATAAATCTGCACGGGCTTTTGGGTGGGGTGAATACGCTTTTCATTTTTGCTCTTATCGCCTTCCATTATCCGTCCGTCTGAAAGACTACCCTGCAGCATTCCATTCCACATAAATCGGACGATTCTAACATGATCAAAAAGATTTGTTGCGGCGATCTCACAATCAGAGTAATCACTCGAGTCGTTACACTTATCCCATATTATTCTACCGGAGTGAAAAGGGTATTTGAAATAATTACAACCCCATATGATATAGTACTTAGATACTCTAAGAATTTGATCGAAATACTCAGGCCCAGGAACTTCCCATTTACCTGACGGCTTATACAATCTTTTAACTCCGATACTAGACACCTTTTCACCATAGTATTCACGTTTCTCTGGGCCTGAAAAATATGGAGGGTCATCATCCACCAGGTCAAAGTACTTATCCGGGTACTCACTCAACGGCCTGCGGTTACATATATTAAATACTTCTGATACTGGCATATTCCTAAAAGGTGTGTGTGTTGGTGTTTAATTTTTAAAAAAGTGCCGGTCTTTCCCGGCTTGTCACCAAGTTTATCGAAGGTGGTAGTTCCTCTTTCGAGTGGTGACCACAGGAAACATGGTTAAAACTCAGTGGAGAGTGTCGGATTCGAACCGACTTAAAGGGATTGCCCCTTTCTGCTTTTCTGTCTGGTAATTACTCCTTTCAGATACGCAGGACCTGTATTCGTTCCGGACCTACTAACAGGCTAAATTGTTTCCAAAAACTACTCCCCAAAAATGACCGTGAGGAAAAAGACTTTATATAACCCCACGATCTGACCAGCTATACGCCTTAGAGCTGAGGTTGTTTAATGAATAACTTCTTAGTCTCTTCTCTTGTGGTTAGGTCTATTCCGTGTATATCGGCGAGTACGTCGACTACTGCCATGAGACCAAGGTATCCGTCATCGTCAGTTTCCTGACCAAATTTGTCGTCCCATCCCCACTCAAAAGCATTCTCGATCTTCGCTATTTCCTCATAGGTGTATCCAGTAGATTCAGCCTCCCTTTTATTGCTTTCAAAGTTGCCATCGGTTTTAACTATTTCGCCGAATGAGATTGAGTCAAACCAATGCGGAACTCGGTCCTCCCACACAACCTGGCCGTCTGAAAGACGTGCGAAGTTTATTTTTATTAACGTGTGCTACCATCATATTACTGTTTGAATTTATAGGTGTTATTCAAGTGACCTGTCTTAGCTACCTTTTCTCCGGCTACAATCAACAGCCCTTTCTTTTGGAGAGTATTTATCGATCTTCTTGTGTTTGTGATGAAGATTCCAGTTGCGTCAGATACTTCCCAAGGTGTAAAGGCGGCGTGAGGATGATTCATAAAGTGTCCGAGTACCGTTGCGTCTTGACTTCCTACCATGAGTTCCCATTTAGCGCAAAGGGCCGCGTCTAGGTGCATGGTGTTATGGTAAGCAATAGGCTCATACCTTCCCGGCCCTGATTGGTTGAATAGGCTTGTCTGGTTAGTTTCCATTTATTAGTCCTTTAGGGAGTTGATACTATAGGTTAAATACAGCTTCTAATAAGCAACATTATCCATATATGAAAGGTCATACAGAAAGTCAGCCAAAGGACCATCCACTTAACTGTACTAAAAGTGTCGTTCTTATTCTCCATTGTCTTATTGTTCTGTAGGGGGTGAAGGAATTACCAAGCTGGTGGTTGATCTGTTATTGAAAAAGAAGCCTTAACAACATCATCCGGGAACGATTCAGGTATCTTTTCATCTGGACTATCCCAAGCATCTTGACTGTCGTTGTAGCCCTTCTGCCATAGGCGGTGTAACTCGCCATCGTATGCAAGGCAACTGTAAGGATTAGACAGGTAATGAGCGCCGTTGTTATTGGCATTCCAACCTTGACGATATTCCCTACATTCATTATCAAAAATCACTCTGTTACTTTCCATTGTCTTCTGTATTATGGGTTACCTGATAATTCCTAAAAACTTTTGTTGAGCGTTGTGAAGCGCTTTGACCGCCTGTTCACCGTATGCAAATAGCGTTGTCCCGTTGCTAGGCTGATTGCCAGTTGTACCGTCTGGTCTAATAAATTTTATCTTGCCGTGAACGAATAGAACACAGTCTGCCTTCTCTGCTCCAGACTGCCACCATGTTGCCGAGGTTCGATCCGGAGTAAGTACAATGCTATTACCGTGTAAATGACTTTTTGTTATCCATGGATCTATGCTGTTACGACCTCCGAACGGAGGGTTACACCATACGAACCCTGACCACTCCGTTTTAAGTGAATCATGCGTAATGAATTTCTCCGCCGGAACGCACACAAACTGACGGTTATATGGGGCAGCCACATCTAAATCAAAGCGACAACCCAGGGCATCGAAAACGTACTGCGGTGTATACCATTCGTCGGATCTTCCGGTGTTTTCCCAGTGACTCATTTCTCTTCTGTATTATGGGATGGGTGGAGAAATTTCAATCAGTAGATTCCTCAGTCTTTCGTTTTCTTCCCTGGACTGTTTTCTTAGTTCGTTGTATAGATTGCACCAGTGGTCACGCTCACTCTCCATAACCTTCGCTAAATCACTCAACCTTTCCAGTTCTTCCATAAGTGCTGAGAGTTCTTCTTTAAGCTGGGAGGAATGGAGATTGGCGTAGAGTTCCATACATCTTACGCATTCCCCATAATCCATTGGAGTCATATCTCCGGCATCCACCGATATTCCAATGGTATCCTTTATAACTTCTCTTGCTGTCTTTTCCATGCTGTTAAGGGTTAAGGGCTTTCTTACACTTGGCAATTATATATTCAATAGAAGGAGAATCATTTTCAGGAGATATTGACTCGTGGTAGATGTCTATCAGAGTTTTATTCAAACTGCCGATATATGATCTAAGATTAGACTCACTTTGATTAAAGCACTCAATACCGCGCTCCAATTCCTCAATTCTTTTCCTATCTGCTTCTCGGAGTTTAGAGGCGTAGAGTTCGGCCATTTTTTCAGCGATATCCTTTCGGATGTAACACATTGAACCGCCAGCACCATCATATTCATATGTATATACTGGAAAGTCTTTAGTGCAATATTTGACAGCTTCGTCTTTCGCTTGTTGTATGGTGTATTCCATGACTACTTCAGTTTTTGAGCTTCAATCATTCTATCATCCTCTACATACGATCCCCAATCACCACCGTAGTATCCTGAATAATAATCATCACCAGGTCCGTCATAATTACGGTTGTTGTGAATACCATCCGGTTCTAACTTCATTCGTGATCCTGTGGAAAAGATTCTTCCACTTTTTACTAGGTGCATGAGTTTACCTGTAATAGACCTTGACCACTCAACTACCTCGTTATTCTTGGCGTTGATTTTCTGGTTGATGTTTAAGGTTTTGTATTCCATGATTGTTTTAAAGATTAATCAACCATCCAATAAAAGCCGCTATCCCTACGTATATAGGAAGGGATATTACAAGTGCTATCACCATAGATTTACACAACCTTTGGCGGTGCTTAGAATCCATTTCCATTTCATCTAAGTGTACTACGTCTTTAGTGTCCTTGGTCATGCGAGGAGTTTTAAAAGTTCCAATTTCTCTTTCACCGCAATCCCGATCTTCTTCACTAACAAGTCCTGATCTTCCGGGATAGCCTTTATAAGCAGGTGTGTCATTCGGTGTTTATCTTCCTTCATCCTGGGATCAAAGGTTACAAAGTGGCAAAGCGTTCTATCAGTGAACAGCATGTTGGCCTGACATTGCCAGTAGTATTCCCGCTTCAATCTTTTCAAGTCCCATTGATCCGTTAACATTAGATAGTCTAATTGAGTCGCCGAGTCATACGGGCATTTAACCTCTAGAATCGCGTCATCATTAATAAACCCATCAGGACTACCGCCGGCGTGGTCAGTGAACGGAAAGAAGCCCACACGCTCGTGCATGTATCCTGTACGCTTTACGAACTCTTCAATGGCGTTAGGTTCTTGTTCTGTGCCCCACACGAGGGGGAATGCGTATCCTTGTTGCTTAGCTTGCCCCGTCATTACTTCCGCTACTTTCTCGCTGACATAGGTCAATGCTGTTTCTGAAAGTTTACCAGCTTCCTTATCGGCGTTGGTCTTTGGCTCAACCGTCAGCTTCCAGATTTCAGAAGCGGTGAACCTTCCGACGCGGATATTATCCCACTCAGGCGTGCCTTGCTCAATCCATTGGAAGGCTTTCTTTTCATCGATGATGTCATCCAGAAAACTCATACTTCCTTCGGGGTTAGGTCAACCAACATCTTACGCGCTTCGCCGATAGCCTTCAAGTAAACACGGGTCGTCTTTTCTCCCTTCCAGTTGTCAGGATGAATGCGGGATAGTTTGGAATCTATCTGGATCAACTTGTTGTAGAGTTTCATAAACTGTGCATGCAGGACGTCCATGTCAATCTCAGGAGTTACCCCATCAACGTCTGAATCGGTTGTCGTTAATCCCAGGGCGCCGATCAACGTGTATC